GGGAGTATGGTCGGCAGCGTCAGAGGTGTATAAGGGACAGGGCGTATACGGGGCGGCCCGTGATGGGGTTCACCAGGATGTGTGCGGCCTGTACGGTTTTCCAGTCGCCTGATGCGGCGGGGACCTGCACTGGTGCGCCGCCGAGGATAGATACGGTGACGGTGGAGTATCCTCGCTCCAGGATTTTCCCTACAGTGATGACTGAGCAGTCACCACCCGCGCGTAGGGGGAGGTCAGTCGATGCGACTGCCAGAGAGTCCAGGATCGGCATATAGGCTCACCTCCAGGGTCTGAGTGGCCTCGCGTGTGAGGGGGTACTCTACCGCCGTGACATAGCCTAGCACAGTGGTGGGGGTGGAGCCCTGGTAGGGGCTGTAGGTGAGTCGGACGGAGTCGTCCAGCCAGATAGTGGGGTCTGGTGGGAGCGTTACGGGATATTTTTGGGCGTCGAAAAGATTTTTGCGCAGCTCTTCTACAGCTACGTTTGTTGCCGTTTCGCTATTTATGATTAGCGGAGAGCTAATGATTTTTGTTTTTATGCCGAATGGGCCTCGCACACTATATGGGCCGTGCTCTTGGTCTACTACGGCCTGAAATGCGCCTTTTGCTTTGTCGCTGCTGTCGTTTGTGCGTGCGACGATTCGGTTATATATGGTGGCGCGGGTGCCCGATGTTTTCGTGCTGATGACGGTGCCGTTTTCGCCGTCGGTCAGGATGATTTTAGGGGTGATACCGCTGACTGGTAGAGGCGGGAGTAGGTGCAGGGTGCCGTCGCGCTGCTCACGCAGGCGGGCAGGCCATGCGGAGGCGATCTCATACAGGGCATCTAGCCGCGATTCCTGCCATGACATGTCGGATGGGCAGGCGCGATCCACCAGAGATGGAGACACGACCAGGCCGCGCGGCGCGTGCATCAGCCGCCTAAATTCTTTGCCTAGCGTGCTGATAGGTGACTGGGGGCGCAGCAGGCGATCCTCATCCACCCTCTGGAGCATCGACGCTCCAGTGACAGATATAGATGTGCTGTCAGGCTCATAGGAGGTAATAACAAAAACGCCTAGTGGGATCTCAAAGCTGGCCGTTGACGCCACACTAGACTCTACACGTGCATAGGCTCGCAGTTCTTGTCCGTTGCAGGCTAGGGGAGCATATGGGGTGGCGGGCAGCCAGTCCACCAGGTCACCCTCAGCCGTGCGCGACAGGCGCGGCACTGTCAGCTGGATTTTTCCCTGCACCTGCTGAGAGGTAGACCATGCCACAGACCCAGACTCGACCGGCACCTCACCCAGATACCGACTCCCATACCATGTCTCTACCCGCACCCCATACCGGTAGGCTGCGCGGTCGATACCCTCCCACAGGCCCGGCGACTCGGCGGCACCGCGAGCGCCTCCAGGCCCAGTCACGCTTGCGTCTAGTGTGATATCCATTATTTGTCCTGCCATATTTGCTGTGAAAATTCTCCCCACGTCCAGCCGATTAGGCGCAGAGTTTTCCATCGCAGGTTTCGCTTGGCGAGGTCGCCCCAGGTGCTGGCTGGGATGGCTCGTTGTAGGTCTGGCTGGTCAGCGAGGGTGTAGGAGATGCTCCACTGTCTGGTAGCGGCGCGGGTGTGTGCGGTGCGAGCCTCTTTGATGGCGGTTGGGATGATGAGTTTTACTGGCTCTATGTCGCAGCCAGGGATGTTACAGGCCGCCGCATTGTGGTGTAGTACGAGCACAGCAGGGGTTTTCAGTAGGTCCCGCAGCCGCTGGGTGTGGGGTTGGGTGGTGGCGATAGCCAGCTCGCCAGTGTAGGCGGGCGTAGTTTTCCCGAGCACGGCGACGGGGGTATACCTGCCAGGGATATTGTGTGTTGTGACGGCTGGGGTCGTGTCGCGGGGATCGTCACCTAGGAGCCGGAATTGTACATTTGTTCGATTGTAGATGTCTGTCAGGATGTGATTGGGGTGGGGCCAGGCACGGGTGACAGGTGGGGCTGTCATGGGGTACTGCCCATCGGCTGCGTACCGGTAGGTGATCGGGACGTTCAGGGGGGCGAGAGCGTCGGCCAGTGAGTATGTCTGCCGAGTAGGGGTGACGGTGATAGCGCCGCCACGTACGGGCCAGGCGCGGCCAGCGGCGGTAGCGTCGACAGTCACCCTAGAGCCCGTGGGGATACCCGTCGTGTCCAGGGTGACATGCACCGTACCGGGCTGGGTGTCGCTAGCTGAGACAATACGGGCAGTGAGATTTGGTCGCACCATGATGCTAGATCCTCCTACCTGCAGTGGCGTGGGCGAGCCGATTGACGCGACGGGCAGCATCCTCGGCCACTGCGGTGATTTGCTGGCCAGTCAAGGGGTTTTCGCTGGTCACGTATACATTTACGACGGGCAGGCCGCCACTGGTAGCTGTGGGGGTGTAGGTGGGCACCTGCATAGACGGGGTGGCAGGCGAGCCACCCTCCCTAAAACCAGGGGTCAGCAGACCGGCCCGGGCCAGGGCGCGCAGCCGGTACATAGCCGCCTGGCCACCCACACGCTGCACCTCGCGTGCGGTCCACACATGCTCACCAGTAGAGAGCCTGGCTAGGATCGAGTCACTAGTGCCCGTGCCAGGGCCATAAATCGCACCACCAGTAGCGTGCCCAGGCAAGCTCATTGGCGCGTGCCACTCCGCATAGACGGGCACAGTCACGGCTGAAATAGCACCCCAAATAGAGCTCATAAAACCACCCGTACCAGCATAGACGGGGACCGTCACGCCCGTGCGAGCCTCAGCCTTGGCCGATCCAATAGATGAGCTGGCCGGTCCGGTATTGGCATATAGGGTCGTCGTGGCGGGTGCTTGAGCCTGCGCCCGGTAGTTATTGACAGAGCCCACTGCCGGGTAGTTATCCGCATACATGGTGGTGGTGGTAGGTGCTTGAGCCTGCGCCCGGTAGTTATTGACAGAGCCCACTGCCGGGTAGTTATCCGCGTACATGGTGGTAGTAGTCGGGGCCTGAGCCTGAGCACGATAAGAGCTCATCGAGGCGTTAGCGGGGGTAGTGTCCGCCTGTACTGGGGTAGTCACCGGCGTTGATGCCTGCTGCCGCCACGTCTGCAGGGGATTCATGTCCGGCGGCTGCATGTCAACAAAAATTTTGTAGGGCCCCAGCGCGCCCGCCTGCTGGTTCACCTGCGCAATTTTCGCCTGAGCCGACGCCGTCTCGGCGTCAATCTTTGTTTTCACCTCAGACGGGATCAGACCCAGGCTGTTTGCGAGGGCCTCAGCCTCAGCCTGCGTCATGCCCATAGAGACGGCGGTAGAGATGAAATCTGCTCGGGCGCGGCCAATGGCGGCTGCGATCTCATCAGATGACGCACCGGCGGCCTGCATGGATTTTGCTAGCTGCCAAGCCGATTTTGCGACACCGTCCAGGGCGGCCTGGTTGGCACGGCCAGCGGCGGTGGCAATATCCAAATTGGCGCCGTTTTTAGCGGCGGCTGCGGCAGCCTCGGACACCGCCTCAGCGTAGGACCGCTGAGCTGAGCGTAGATCTAGAGTCAGCCCGGCAAGATCAGACATGGCGTCTACTAGCTCTTTGATCTTTTCGGCGGCCTCCTTGGCAGCCATGCCCGTGCCAGCCATGGCAGTTTTTGACTGATCCAGCGCTGCGCCTGCCGCGCCGGTAGACAGTTGCACGCGGCCCAGCGCCATCTCTAGTAGCGTGGTGTTGTCTGCGGTGAGGCCGTTGGCTGTGGCCAGCTCTACCAACTTATTTTTGTAGTCTGGCATGAGAGCCAGCATCTGGTGCATCTGGGCGCGGTTAAGGCCCATAGAGCTAGTTAGGGTCTGGAATTTTTGGCTAGCCTGCTCCGGCGATAGCTGGGCCAGCGCCGTGCCCACCTGTGCAATATCGTCGCGCATTTTACGCACGTCAGAGCGCCAATCTTGGCCTAGCAGTTTGCCCAGGCCGTTGGCTGTGGACTCAATGCCGTGGTTAACAGATTCCCACACCGACGGTGCGGCTAGCTGTTTCAGCCCGGCGGCGAGCTCCTTACCAGAATACTTTGACATATCAAAACTAAAAAGTTTTGATATGCCATTAGTGTCCATCTTTTGGACGGCGTTCATCGTCTGCTCTGCAGAACGGCCCAGGGTAGAGATCGCAGAGCCCGCAGAATAAAGCGACGCAAGAACGGTTGCAGGGATGGCTAGCTTTAGAGCGCCGACACCAAACCCTTTTAATTTCCCCGCCGTAGCGCTAGAAATCACTCCTAGCTCTTGTAGGGCACGGCCACCTGCCACCACACGTGGAGCCAACAGCAGCAGGCCACCACCCACGACCGAAATGCCGCCCGCGAGCGCCGTGAAACCAAGCAAGGCGCTTTGTGCGCCGGGGGACATGTTTCCTAGTGCGTCGACTACCTGGTCGGCAAATTTAACTATTCCGCGTAGCGGTGTTTGGGCTGATGATCCCATTTTGATCATGAGGGTTTCCCATGAGCCGGAGAGGCCCTCGAGGTCGCCCTTGAGGTTGTCCATGCGGGCGGCGGCGGTTGTGGCGGCGTAGCCCTGGTCATTGACTTTGTCGATCCAGCCCTGGATACCTGCGGCTCCCTGGTCGTAGAGCACACTGGCGGCACGGATAGCGTCAGAGCCGAAAATTGTGGACAGGGCCGCGTTGCGCTGCTCTAGGGAGAGGGCACCTAGTTTGTCGCGGAGCTGTCCAGCAAAATTAGCCATGCCCACAAATTTTCCGGAGCTGTTGTAGACCGTGAGCCCCAGTTCATCCATAAGATTTTTAGCTTTAGTCGCGGGATTCATGAGCCGCTGCAGCATGGTTTTCATCGAGGTGCCCGCGTCAGAGCCGAGCAGGCCCGCCGACGCAAAAGCGGCTAGCGAGCCGGTGGTTTCCTCGATACTGAGGCCCATCTGGGAGGCCACCAGGCCACCTTGCTTGAGGGCCTGAGCCATGTCAGACACACCACCCTGAGCCTTGCCTGCACCGGCGGCGAGCAGGTCGGCCACATGCGTGGCGTCCTTGCCCTGCAGTTTGAATTGCACTAGGGCGGTGGCCATGGTCTCCGCTGACTCGGCTACGCCGATACCACCGGCGGCGGCCAGGTTCAGGGCACCAGATAGGCCACCGGAGAGGATGTCGGCGGTAGACATACCGGCCTTGGCTAGCTCATCGATACCGGCGGCAGCCTCAGTGGCGCTATAGACAGTATCAGCACCAGCCTGGATAGCAGCCTCACGCAGCTTATCCATCTCGGCCTTTGAGGCGTGAGTATCAGCCTGCACAATCGACATGGACGCATCAAAATCAGCCGCTACCTTGGCGGCGTTACCGGCCACACCCAGCAGAGCCGCACCAAAAACACCCACGCCAGCGCCGACAGTGGACCAGGCGGCAGAGTGTTCCTCCGCGTGCCTGGCCATGCCGGACAGTGATTTTTTAGCGCCAGCAGCGGTCCTAGCGGCAGCCTCACGCACACCAGTAACCGCTGTAGCAGCCTGCGCCATCTGTGCTTTAAAATCGCTGACATTCGCGCGCAGCGTTACCTTAATTGACCTATCGCCCATAGGCCCTATCCTACATGGCCCGAGTCCACCCTAGCTGCAGGGTCAGCCGGATACGTGTCCACCACACCCACCAGGCGCCCGTATTCCTGCTCGCTATGCTCGGCCTCCCACTGCTGCCTAGCCGCGAGCGCGTAGCAGGTGATGGTCTCGGGCTCGTACCAGCCGTCCCGCTCGGGGTCCCAGGATTGGTGTCGGGGGTAGCCGCAGCCGCAGGGGCATAGGCTGGTCTGGTAGGTGGCGTATGCGAGGGTGAGCATCTGGTCTGTTTCCCCCCACAGTGCCTGGGGGTTGTGTGCGATCAGGACTGTGGGGGGGACGCGCCATTCTTTAGCGGTTTTTATGGCGTCGCGTATGCCGCGCCATGCGGGGAGGGCTAGGACGTCAGCTAAAAAGGGAGCTCAACCTTGGGAGCCTCGGTATTGGCGGCGGTGGCGGCCTGGGCGATTTTAGCCACCTGCACGGGGCTGATTTCGTAAAGCTTTTTGAGGGTGGCTGCGTCTAGGTTGGCGGGCTGGATGATCTGTGAGGCGATCATCGCTAGCTGGTAGTCAATGTCGGCTGCTTTTAGGCCGTCTTTTTCGAGGGCCTGCGCCATTGTCTGGCGCAGTTCCTCGCTGCGAGCCTCGACGATGATGTCCAGGCCGGATGCCTCTACCTGCTCGCGTAGGTCGCGCATCTGCTGCTCCAGTGCGGGGCGGTCAGGGGAGGCTGGGGAGGTGAGGGCGTAGCGCTCAGCTAGGAGGTCCAGGTCTGCGAGTAGGTCCGGGCGGGCGTAGACGGTGGTGGCGCGGCGGGCAGGGCGGACACCGGCGATCCAGGCGGCCAGGTCAAATTTTTCTGGCTCCAGAGGCAGCGGCGCGGCGGGGTCTAGCGGACGGATATCGGTCGGGTCAGCCAGAGAGGCGTCAGCAGTGGTGGCGGGGGTGTCGTCGTCGACAGGGTACGGGTCAGCCAGAGAGGCGTCAGTCATGATGGGCTCCTAAAAAAATTTTTTATATAGGTGGGGTGGCCATGCGATGGGCGGGGCGTCAGGCTTTGACGACCGCATCTAGGTGCGCGTCTAGCACCGCCAGGGGGATAGTGCGCTTGATGTAGCCGGAGAACCGGTCATCCGGAGCCTGCGGGGTATCGGTAGACACCTCGTAGTGGTCCACGACGTCACCAGCGACGATAGCGTCAGCATAAGGCTTGCCCTCGCGCTGATACAGGTGCAAAACGGTGCCCTTTGTCTTAAACAAGTTATAAACTTTGTTTTCCTGCTCGTTGCGCGTGCCGTCCGCGTTGTGGTAGATGAAACAGGTTAGCTGCCCTTCAAAGGCTGCGGGTCCCCAGTCCTTGGCCTCTCCAGCTTTGCACAGTTCCTGCTCGGAGATGGTGCTAGAGCCGGTCGGGCCTAGCTTGTAGTCGCTTTTGTTAATAGCGCATTCACAGCGAATACCGGCTTCCAGCTCAGCCACGGTCGGGGCGGCAGGGTCGGCAGGGCGGGTAGCCAGCGCGATTAGCGCGAGATTAGTGTCAGCGAGCCGCTTAGGCATTTTGATCCTTTCAATTAGTCAGGGGTAGGGGCGGATAGAGCAGAGGCGGCAGCCTGGCCGCAGCAGTCAGGGGGTGCAGGGTCCCTCACATCAGTAGTGTACAGGGCCGCCACCTCGGGGATATCGAGCCAGGCGCGGGGGATGACGCGGTGACGCCGCGTAGCCACCTCTAGCACGTCGACAAAATCGGGCATCATGCATCCTCTCTCGTGGGGCACTCTCTAGCTGGGGTAGTCACGAGCGCGTACCCGTCTACTCCGTAGAGCGGGTGGCGGTCGCTGTGGGGCACAGTCACCTGTTGGTCCACGGTTACAGGCTGTGTCTCGACCAGTAGGAGGGGATGCACACATCGGCCCTCGATATCGATTTTTAGGCCCTCGATAGCCGCCCGCGTGTGAGCCATGGTCAGCAGTACATTACGGGTGGTGGTGTCGGCTACCGTCACGCGCACGGTAGTACGCACGTCGACACGGTCACCGCTGAGAGCCAGGCCCTGGGGGATAGCGAGCTGTCCCCACACTACCGCGTATGGGTAGGAGGGAGTCGGTGCGGCCACCTCACCCAGATACACATCGATGCCAGCACTCTGGATCGCAGCCGCTATAGCATCCATAGCCGCCAGCACGTCAGCCTCATAGCGGCCAGTCGCCGCAGCGTCACTCATAGTAGTCCCTCCAAAATTTTTTCTAGCGCCGCCTCAAATCGCGGCCCCTCAGCGGCGAGGGCACCGTCAGGGGTAGGGACAGTCCCACCACCACGCGAGGTGCCAAAGTAGGCAATATTGGCGAGCGAACCGGGTGAGCCTTTTTCCGGCCCGATCTCAGCTTTATACTCGCCGCCACCAAAACCGCTGAAACTGGATAGGTCATAGCTGATAGCGCGGGATACGGACCTGAAACTGCGAGATGCGCCCATCTCGCGCTTCAACTGCTTTTTAATATTTAGGGCACCCCTGGATACCACCGCAGGCACCTGCTGCGCTACCCGGTCAGGCACCTGCCCCAGGTCAGCCGCTAGGGACGTCAGCTCACTAGTGTCAAAATCTAGCTGCACGACCCCTCCTAGTCCGTGACCATATCCACCAGCAGCCGCCGGGCTGTCTGGTGGGTTTTTTTAAAAAGCGAGGCGATCCGCAGAGGGTAGCGGTAGCCCTCCACATAGGCCAGGTCCCCTACACTCACCTGCTCAGTCCCCTCTAGCGGGAGGTCTAGCCGGTAACGCTGCACAGTGTACTCATGCCTACCCGAGTCAGGCGATTGCTCGTATGCCTCATAGGATGAGATTTTGCAGCGGCCCTCATACACGGGGGCAGGCTTCCACACCTCACGGCCAGACTCATCCCGCCTCAGCTGAGCGCGCGTAATGACACATTTGTCTGTCATGAGCTGTAGTGCCCGGCGGCGGCGGGCAGGCGGCATGGGCCTCATGGCCACACCAGCCAGCCAGGCGCTACTGAGCCGGAAGGCGACATAGGTACGCCCGGCCACGGATCGCCCTTTGACGTCCCCAAAAATCCCATGCCCCGCAGTTTCTGGGCGCGGTATGGTTCCAAAATCTTTTTTTCAGTAGGAGTCAGATACATGCCGGTTTCAGGGACCGTGCGACCACCGGCCCGCCAGTCGTCTACTGACTCGTACGACCAGCCCTCCGGGTTGGTGTAGCTGCGTAGTGCTGCGGCTAGTACGACATCCTCCACTACGGGCGGCACTTGGCCGTCAGGCCACGACTCCGTCCGCTCTAGATGCCCCATCACCAGGTTAGACGCAGCCTGCAGCACGCGCTCAGCACGGCGGATATCCTCCGGGGCGGTGATAGCATCGCCCCAGTAGTCCGCGAGTGCCTGTACGTCTACTAGCTGCATGGCTGCGTCTCTCTGGTTGTGGTTTCAGGCGAGGCTGATAGCGACTGCGCGATCCTCGGAGAGGGTGGCGGCAGCCGAAAAAGCATCTACGACAGACTGGTCGCGGAGGCGGGATGGATCGTAGCCCATGATGTGACGTAGCCCGTATCCATCCTGAATTAAATTGACACCGTAGGGGGCACCTTCGGGGATGCGGGGAGCCCTAACTACTGATGCGTATGCATATTTCTCATATGCTACGGCCATTTTGTCCGGCAGGTCCAGAGCTTCAACGATGGTGAATCCTTTTAGGCGCAGGATGATCGCTTCGTGTAGCGCATCGCCGTCGCCAGCTTCGTTGACCTTGTTTAGGTTGGGGATGCGCTGGATAATATCGGCGATATCGCTACCGACAGCTAAAACTCGGTTTGACTGGGGCACTTTGCGCTTGTTCAGCACAGTACGCAGCTTAACAATAGTGCCGATGGCGTCGTCGGGATTGGCTCCGAATTTGAGGGCAGAGGTATTTGTTTTATCAACTAACCCTGTGCTGCCGTCAGACTTGACCGCCTTAGTCTTTTGCATTTCATCAGTCAGCGGCGTGGCGACTTGTTCGACAACGGCCTGAGCCTGGGGAATAAAGACCTTGCTCGCCAGATCGTCTAAATTGGTAGATGCCCACAGGTCGGGCAGCTTCACTGCAGAGTACACCTGCTTGTCGAGGGTAACTGGCACGTAGGGCTGAGTCAGGTCGCTGTACTGAATGACAGCGTCAGCCGTGCGTTCGGCCTGACCGTAGATGCGGGCGGTGGTGGTGATCGGGCCGCGCACATTGACGGTCGCTCCCCGGCCTTCTACGAAATCTTCCTCTACGTCCTGACAGACGGTCCTAGGCAGGATGGAGGATAGGCGCAGGGCCTCTAAAACAATTTTAGAGGCTGTCTGGGGTTCCCAAATGGTATTTGCCATCAGTTACACTCCTTAGATAGAGGCTGCTAACTTTTTCTGTACCAGTGCGATGGCATCTACAGCGGGTGTGGCGACTGCCCCACGGACGGGGCTGGTCGGGCGCTGAGTGGGGGGCGCGACAGGGGCCTGTGACTCAGACTCTACCGGCTTAGCGGGGGCGATACCAGGGGAGCCAACATTTTTGATTAGGCCACTAAATTTTTCGGCATCCTCCAGCAGCTCAGCCTCACTTTCACCCTGCAGACGATCAGCTAGAGCCTCGGGTAGCCCATATCGCACGGCGGCGCGAGTAGCCCAGGTAGTACGCTGCGCAGACTGCAGAGCCGCCTCGGCGGCAGCTAGCTGAGCGCGCAGAGACTCCACGGTCTCCGGGGTGGGCTCCGCAGCAG